CTCTTGTATAGTTCTCATCCATATCAGCCCAAAGGGGATTGTTCCAGAAGGCAGGAATCTGACATAACGTCTTTTGGGCGTCAAACCAGGCTTCCAGCTCCAACTGGGCGGACACCGATAGCCCAAACTTATCAGCAACCAATTGTCTGGTAGCTAACCCGGGATCTGTACGATCCACAAATCTGGTCCCGCGCAAGTAGGATTGTCTCTCCCACCAGCCGGTGTTCCTTGATTCCATGATTTTCCGGGTGTCAATTCCGGAAGTGCACCGCAGAATCCAATCAGCGCACGCGGCGAGCACAGGGGCTCTCGGGCACTGAGCTGCCAACGAGAGAGCTTTGCACCGCAGCAAAGCTTTCTTGGTAGAGTCTTTGGCACGCAAATAACGCGCCGAGCCCCATCCCAATTTGGTAATGAAGTTAACGGGATCCCAGACCGCCACCTGTTCGGTGGAGTCAAAAACCATCCCGCAAAAACTGGCTTCCGTGACTGAGGCCACAACCTCCAGCTTCACGACAAACCCTAGCTTTTCATAGAATTCCGGAGTGGGAAATTTCCCACTTTCATAATTGAACATACCGTCGTCTCCTTCGAAAATGCCATTCAGCTTACCAAGACCCAACTCATGCCCAGCGAACTCATGTATCAACCAATTGCCCGTTCCATTGCTGAAAGAGGTATTCGGAGTGCCAGACTTTCTGGTCGCTCGAATTGTGGCTGTCACATACTTGAACACGAGGCGGATCACCCCAACCTCACATCTGCGCAGATCGCGCATAAATCCTTTGTAACCGGGCATATTCTGTAACATATGCTCGATTAGAGGCAACTCAAAGGCTTCCATCTGCCGCCGCTGCCAAGACACCTCGAAGGACGAGAAATCAGACAGCCCGACAGGCAACCCGTTTCCAAACATTTCCATAATGAGCTTAGGTCTCTCAGATACAGGAATCTGCTTCACAAATTCCTTATTCTTGAAGACAATATGCTCCATGGCCGATATATAGGGTCCAAAGTGCGCCTTCAGCGCATCAGAGGGCCCCTGGATCGATCGTGAGTGTTTGATCTCAGCATAGAACTCGTCCTTGACGAAGCTGCAGAATCGAAACTCAAAGTCTGGCACGCACCCCATTTCGTACTTTGGCTGAGCCGCAAGCATCTCCTTCTTCCAAAGAGGATACTTCGAGTACTTCAACCAAGTGGTACGTG